GCCGTGGGTTACAATCTATGACGATGTAAAGGAGTTAAACAGTGAAAGATTATCATCAAACGGACATACTAAAATCGACATCATCACAGGAGGATATCCCTGTCAACCATTCAGCATCGCTGGACGTCAAAAAGGTGAGCAAGATCCGAGACACGTCTGGCCAGAAATGTTTAGACTTGTCAAAGAACTCAGGCCGACTTGGGTTATTGGAGAAAATGTTAGTGGACACATTAAACTCGGTCTCGACACCGTACTTGAGAACTTGGAGAGTGAAGGTTACTCCGCAAGAGCGTTTAGTATTTCAGCTTCGAGCATCGGTGCAAACCACCAAAGAGAGAGGGTCTGGATATTGGCGCACTCCGGATGCACACAGTATGAGGGGACCTTGTTCGGAAGCCAGGATGAAGATGAAGCTGGAGAAGGGTATGCCTATCAGTTTGAACGATCAAGTCAGACATCCGAATCTGATGTGGCCAACACCGAGAGCGTCAGCAGCTATGGCAGAGAAGACAGAGAGTATACAGAACAGAGGGACACAGAGAGGCAAACTGGAAGAGAAGGTAGCCATGTGGCCAACACCACAACACACAGATCATTTGATGAATCAAAGCGAAACATTAGAAACATGGGAGAAAAGAGCGAAGCAAAAGAAAGAGCAGGGGATAAATTTACAGTTCGCTCTGAGGCACGCAGTTCAAAAGTTTCCAACACCGACAGCGAGAGATTGGAGGGACGCAGGTCCCAATGTGAACTACGAGAAAGCCAAGAAGAAGGGCAGATTGGCTGGTCACAGTGGTGGCAGTCTGAACCCAACGTGGGTCGAGTGGCTCATGGGGTATCCAAAAGGGTGGACAGACTTAAATGTCTAGGTAACAGTTTAGTTCCAATGATACCGTACTATATTGGAATGAGCATAAAGAAAGGAGATATGTTATGGACAAAGAAATAACATTGAGTATTGAACGTCAACAGAGAGCATTGAAAGCTATGCACGCAGCTAAGTCACCTGTGTTTAAGCATTTTTGGTTTAATGTTTTTGGCAAGATACTCTCAAAAAGCATCATTGCAAACGAAGATGGTGTGCCATATGACAACAAAACCAGAGACTAGATTTTGGAAAAAACTGAAGGAGATCACTCCGAAGGTACATTGGACTAGAATAGAGTCTTTCAGTTCGCCTGGGATACCAGATTTACATGGAGTTTTTCGTGGTAAAGATGGTTATCCCGTCAGCGTTTTTGTTGAATTGAAATGTACTAAGCTGAAAAAAGTGGCATTGACTCCAAAGCAAATATCGTGGAATTACAGCTATAATGAAGCGGGTGGCTTAAATTTTATCTTGGTCGAGACCCTCCCTAATAGAGCCTTGTATATTTATTCGGGAGGCATGGCCCGTGAACTCTCCATTACGGGTCTAGATACCGAGCCATTGGCCACTATGCCCTATCCCTGGGACCCGGGCCGCATGCTGCAGGTGATGGAATCGTTTCTCCATTACCGTGAATCTTGCGACATTGCCACCGAATCATAGGTCAAAGCTGCATCCCAGCAGGAGACGCTTGACAGCTGCACAAAGATCCTATAATATTGGGACATGATTAGTTTTGTTCTCCATTCTGCATTAGTCAGTGTTTTGCTGTTTACTGCTATACTCCTCAGGTTTCCCAGCACCAGGAAGCCCGTGATGGTAGTTGCCGTATTGATGATTCTCCATTACGCTTAGATCCAAGCAACATACACCTAAGATAGGTCAGCGGAGCTGCAGACCAGGATCCCAGTTGGTTTCTCCATTACTGTGGTTCTCACGATTTTGCTACAGGTAGGGTAGGTCACGGATCCCCGCCAGGCAGCGTGCTGCGTTCTCCATCGCCCAGTGCCCACGAATCGTTTTCCAAACCAAGTACAAAGCATCGCACACGTGCGCAGCTGTGATGGAAGCTATGTTTGTCCTGACGAATCTCCATTACGCTGGATTCCACGACTGCCGCCTTTAAGGTATACTGAGAGGCCAGGAGCTGGTCTGGCGTCTCCAGGGTAATAAAATAAAAGGTTTGACAAGGGCGGTCAAAGATCCTATATTAATGGGATAAAGGAGAATAAATGCTATGAATAATTATGAAGCCGTTGGGATCTGTGAAGGATTCATTGAGTGTGATAATCAAGAAAGAATACTGGAAGCATGGCAGCATCTGATAAATACAGGGCTGGCCTGGACGCTTCAGGGATCTTTTGGAAGAATGGCGCAGTCATTGATTGAACAAGGATTATGTGAGTCAAAGTAATGACAAAGAGCTGCAAAGAAAGAATAAAAAAAGAATGGGAAGAGCGTCGGCAGGATCTAAAGGATCCTGAGTTTGAAGCGCTTGGTTTTGATTATGTCGAACCACATACTTGGAACGATCAACCAGAAGGATACTGGCGCTGGCAGTTTTCTTGGGGTGGTCCGAGTGACGAGCTTCGCGGCTACGTGAACGAACATAAGGAGCTGCATCGTTTAGAATACTGGTTCCTTGATTGGTTTGATGGTGCGTCTCTGCCGGTGTCTCCTGGGTCAGGAGTGTGGACACAGATGCAGGAGATGATTCCCCATTAAGCACATATTTACGATTATATTAGTAACAATTGGCCTTGTGCTGCTGTCCCAGGCGGCACAAGTTGCGAAAGCTATTCTTACCATCATTCTCCATTAGCCGAATTATTACGACTCCTGGCCAGGTATGCTAGGCTCGAAGCTACCGGGCGCTGCAGATGCGTGTGAAGAATCTCGTGGTGACAGAAGGGTTATGTGTCGTACTGCAACTACGATTATGCGAGTTCGAATCTCGCCCACGAGTCCAAGATCTCCATTACCAGCATTTTTCAGCCTTGCACCCTGAAGGTATACAGGTGGAAGCCAGACGGCTGCCATCAGGGTTAAGCAGAGGTTTTGCCCTGATAAATAAAGTGTTTGACAGATATCCCATAATAATGTTTAATCTTAGGTAGAAAGGAGAATATGACATGTCTAACGATTTACAATTATCTGACATCAGAGTTATAGTAGAGAATGAACTCAACACTCTCAAAAGACAGTTATTAGAACAGTCAGCAAATGACAAAATAACTTGTTCTATTAACTATAAAGCTGTGTGTCAGTTTCTTGACTATTCGATTTTTGAGTTTGTGATGACATCACAGAATCCCGAAGTCAAGGCGTTCGGTCAAAAGTTAATGCGAGAACTTTCGCAGAAGTTCGGTATTACTGAGCGTTTATAATCTCTAATCTAATCCCCCTAACTGCGCATTAGGGGGATTTTTACTTTTTCCCCTAAGTTATCCACAGTTAATTTCATCTAAGTCCGATCCTGGATTTTGCAGGTATCCCCCTGGTAAAGATTTCCTATTTGCCAAAAACCACTAGATATAGTATGCTGCCCATGGGGGTACCCCCTAAATGCAGCGGCAGGTACTTGACAGCCGAAGGCTAGGCAAGTTCGAGACAGTCAGCCAGCAACCGAGAAAATATGGAATCAATAGAAACACTAACGCAAGAAGAAGCGAGACTCCTAGCCCAAAAATTAAAAATAAAAAAATTAGAATATTCTGTTCAAGAACAAGCAGAAAAAAATTTTTTACCATTCGTAAGAAATGTTTGGCCAGAGTTCAAAGAAGGTTCACACCATAAAATTATTGCAAAAAAATTTGAAGATATCGCATCTGGAAAATTAAAAAGATTAATTATTAATATGCCACCCCGACACACAAAGTCGGAGTTTGCTTCATTCTTATTTCCTGCGTGGTTCGTGGGCAAAAATCCAAAAGCCAAGATCATGCAGACCACTCACACAGGTGAACTCGCCATCAGGTTCGGTAGAAAAGTCAGAAACTTGATGGAGACCCAAGAATATAAAAAAATTTTTAAAACTGAATTACAACCCGATAGTATGGCCGCTGGCCGTTGGGAAACATCTCAAGGAGGAGAATACTTCGCTGCGGGTACAGGAGGTGCGGTTACTGGTCGTGGTGCCGATCTGCTCATTATCGATGATCCCCATTCCGAGCAAGACGCACTAAGCGACACGGCTCTCGATTCAGCGTATGAGTGGTATACCTCAGGTCCTCGTCAGCGTTTACAACCTGGCGGTGCGATTGTGATTGTTATGACCCGTTGGTCCGTGAAAGATCTCACAGGAAAACTAATGAAGAAACAATCGGAGTTGAAAGCAGATCAATGGGAGGTAGTAGAGTTTCCTGCTATCATGCCCAGCAACAAGCCCGTTTGGCCAGGGTTCTGGACCCTTGATGAATTAGAATCAGTTAAAGCTTCTTTGTCAGCGTCCAAGTGGAATGCACAATGGCAACAGGCTCCCGTATCACAGGAAGGTAGTATTATCAAACGAGAATGGTGGAACATGTGGGAAGAGAAAGATATTCCTGACTTACATCACATTATTCAAAGTTACGATACAGCGTTCAGTAAACGAGAGACGGCTGACTATTCTGCGATTACTACGTGGGGTGTGTTTTATCCCAAGGCCAACAATACAGCACATTTGATTCTTTTAGATGCGAAACGAGGTCGATGGGACTTTCCTGAATTAAAAAAGATAGCGTACAAAGAATATAAATACTGGGAACCCGAAACAGTCATTATCGAGGCCAAAGCATCAGGGCTACCCCTTACACACGAGCTAAGACAGATAGGAGTCCCTGTCGTCAATTTTACTCCTAGCAAAGGACAAGATAAACACGTCCGTGTAAATTCAGTTGCACCCTTGTTCGAAAGTGGTATGATATGGTCACCCGATACAAGGTGGTCGGAGGATGTAATCGAGGAATGTGCAGCATTCCCCTATGGAGATCATGATGACTTGGTGGATAGCATGACACAGGCCGTAATGCGTTTTAGACAAGGAAACTTCTTACGCTTGAGCGATGATTTTGTCGATGAGCCAGTACCCAAGATTCAAAAAGAATATTACTAATGGCAGACAAGAACAGTGAACTATCAAATAATTTTATTGATAAAATAAGATTAGGTATTGATCAGCTACCTACCTTTCTTGAAGATATTTTAACAAGAACCACTGAGCTTCCTTTTGTGGCTGGCTCTGACATAGTCGTGGAACCTGTGCTACGGTTCTTGGTCCCCGGAACATCAGAAGAAGAACGTCAACGAATTAAAGCAGACATCGCAGCTAAAGACGAAACTCAAGCAGCTTTCTTAGAAGGAGCAAGAGGTAGAATACTAAATATTTTACAACTACCTCCTAAATCACTAGAACAAGGCTTAGCCATCACACAATTAGAAAAAGACATGGTAGCAATTGGCTATCCTAAAACGACTGTCATGGACGTGCTCAACAAAGGCAGAGAATTTTTCTTTGGTGATACTTATGATGTACACAAGAAAGTAGCAGACGGAGTCATTCGACCCTCGGAACTGGAAGGTCAAGATCTTGCGAACTATTTTATAGGATTTGTTGATGTAGCAGATGTTGCTGGTATCGGATCAGGAATAGTCAATTCAATTAGAAAAGCATTAAGTAGACAAGACTTCGGTGCTTTAAAAAATATCGCTAATACTATTCCTTCAGAAAAAGCACAAGAGGTTTCAGAAGCTTTAAATAAAAAAGGTCTTGAAACGGGATCAACTAATAGATTTTATAGCTCTAAAGCAGATGAAACTAGACTTGATAAAACAAAAAAAATTTTTCAGGACGGATTTTTAAATTTAAAAAATTTTGCGAAAAAAAATAAATTAAAAAGTAATTCTCTTGTAACACAAGAAATTGCAGATTTACTAGGTATTCAAAACAAACAATTTAGACGACAGTTTTTAGAAAATGCAGAGGAAAACATAGGTAAAATTTTTACTCAAGAAGAATATGACTATGTTATGGATTTATATGCAGGTGGTTCAAAACAAAAAGTTGCTCTGGAAATAAATGAAAAAATAAAAAAATTAATAGATGATGTTACTAAAGACCCCTCTTTACAAAATAAAGGAAGAGAATTTTATATATCAAAATATGATATTACTGAGTCATCTTTTGATAAAAAAACAAGAGAAAATCCAGAATTGTATGCACTCACAACTAGTGCATCAGAAACAAGAGGAGGACCAGGAAGTCCAGGCACTTTATCTGTTGAAGGCACAAATTTACAAATAGCTACGACAAGAAAAGTATTGGACACTGACATTGATGTTGTTGATAACGCTATTATATCTAATTTGTATAGAGGGACAAAGAACGCCACAGGCCACACTCCTACTCAATTTTTAGAAGAATTTAAAAAACAAAACCCTGATTTTAAAAACAACAGATCCTATCAAAACTTAAAAAAAGAATATCAAATTTTAGAAAATGAAAGAGTTGATTTACAAAACCAAGCCTTTAGTTTTTTTGACGAAATATTTAGTCAACCAGAATATAAAAAATATTTACAACCAGGCGATAGAAAACAATTTCAATTTCATAAAGCACATGCGTTTGCTATAGCAGATGCAACCAACAACGATAGATATTTAAACATGGCACAAATGTCTGATTTAATATTTAATGCACCTTTTGGATCAAATAAAAGAATACAAGAAGGTCTCGACTCTTCTTTAAGAGTAATGGCAACATTATTTAATGATAATAAAATGATCGCTGATTTATCAAAAACTCCTGTCAATATTAGTAATGCTGAAATGAAAAGAAAGTTTGGATTAGATATTTCAAAAATTTTGGAAAAATTAAAAAGAAATAATGTAGATATTAATCCTGATGATTATAAAAATATGCAAGATTTCTTGTTCAATGGATTAAATAAAAAAATAGATGAATTATATAAATCTCATGGAGTAGGAACATTAGTGCCTGTTGGGAATAATAAAAGCGCTCTCATAGGAGCCAATCCTAAAAAAATTACAGGAGAAGAAAGACTAGAATTATTAAAACAAAGAACAATAAAACTTTTAGATGATCAGTTACTTTATGAAAAAACAAATGGTTCTCAGGGTAAACCAATAATGAGAGACGCCAGTAACGTAATAGTGGGACTAAGTCAAGGCGGTGATGTAGAAACAGAACAAGAGAACCAATCGCTCTTATCAAAAGCCGCTACTACCATTGGCAACATACTTATTCCTCAAGCAGAAGCATTACCTTTACCTAAAAACTTTTTATTAGGTGATGTACCTAAGATAAATAAAAAAGTAGAAATCAAACCTGAACTGCCTGCTCCTGAAGCACCACTCATGGAGAAGAGATATAATATCTTTGATGAAAATGGTCAGAAAGTTTATCAAAGTAAAAGCATAGATGATGCACAACAAAAAGCATTACGACTAGAAGATTTAGAAGGTAAGACGTTTACAGTTCAAGAGGTAGAAGTACCTATTAAAGTAAAAAAATCTAAAACAACAAAACCAGGGACAGCATTAGTTCCTACTGTAACACCTGATACTATTATTGGATCAGGAAATAGTAAGTTGTTCTATTCTGATCTCAAAGGAATCATCAACACTGACACAGGAAACTTAACAATCAAAGGAGTTACAGTCCCCGCAGACAGTGTTTCGATGTCAGCAAAAGAGTGGCATGATTGGTTTAGATCTAGTGGTATTAAAGAGGGTGAGTTGTATGACTCCTATGTTCGATCTTATTTAAATAAAAAAGGTGGGTTTAACAGAGAGACAAGTAAATTCACAAATGATCAGAAAATATCTTACGCTGAAATAAAAGAACTTGTTGATACCTCACCGACTAATTACATACAGTCCGTTTCCTATAGTGATGCCGCAGGTAATTTAAAATACGGCAATACAGGTAGACAAGATGGATCTATTAATGGATCAAGAGTAGAAAGAGTATTGTGGCTAGATTCAAAAGATATACGTGGAGACATTGGATCTTTACCAGATGAGATAAGACGATACGAAGGACACAGTAGTATGCGTAATGTTCAAAGCAGTAACGACTTTAGCGTGCAAAACAATACCTTGAACGGAGAACCTTACGTTATAGGTTGGTCACTTAATAGTAATCGTATCGGACAATTAAATAACACACCTATCATCGTCAATGTAGCAGATGAGATACAATCAGATTTTTTACAAAAAGCAGCTTCTCTTAAATCTAAAATTAAAAAAGAAATTAGAGATCTTGTGCAAGGCACGAATATACTACCTGGCGGAAGTGATGAGTTAGATGCACTTTATAAAAGATTAGAAAATGTGTTTCGACCTATGCCTGCTACATATGCACAATTAAAAAAATCTATTGATGAATTATTAGAATCAGATGCAATATTTCAAAAAATTGCTGATATGGATATGGATGATATTACGAAAGCAAGTTTTAAAGAATTAGGAGAAGCGGCAAAGAAAAGAGATAAAGCCTTAGCAACCATCAACGCAACTATCGATGACATTGACACTAGAGAACTGTTTCCAAACATACCTTTTAAAGATCAAAAGGACTGGGTGGATGCAATTATTAAAAATGATTTATATCACGCAGCGAAAGCTCGATTTAGTTTTGATGAGTCAGGTAAACTTGTCGTAAATCAAGACGCACCTGCGTATTATGCAGTTGCACCTGCAAAAGCAGTTAAGGCATACAGAGGGGGACGAGGTGTAGAGCTGACACCTGATAATCCAGATAGAAGTGGAACAATGGTTGCGTATGACATGCAATATGGGGGTCCTAATTTAAATGATCACACAGGACAACACTTTACTAGTAATGTAGAGGAAAGCTTAAATAAAATAGCAAATATGAAAAATTCTAAGGTGGAAGTAGGGCAAGTTAATTTTGGATTTGCAGGAGAGGGAGTAGACACCTTTATGATAGAGTTGACACCTGATATGTTGATGCCATATAAAGCATATAAAAAAGATGGAGGTCTAGTGAAAAAAAGTATATTATACACACCAATAGTTTCAATAGATAAGATATTATCTCCAATAGGAGCCAGTAGATGGTAGAAAAACGAATACAAAATACAATTTTAGATAGATCGCCTAATGAAAATAACGCTTTAGAGGTAGAGGGCGTAGGACAAGAAATAGAAGTACCTCAACCTGAAAACACAACTAAAGGGTATGAGATTATTGAAGAAGAGGACGGTGGTGTTACTCTTGACTTTGACCCAAATCAAAAACAATCTGAGGGAGATTACTTCGCTAATCTAGCGGAGTTTATCGATCAAGATATACTAGAAAAACTAGCCTCTGATTTACAGAAAAATTTTGAAGATGATAAAAACTCCAGATCTGATTGGGAGAAAACATATAAAGATGGATTAGATCTCTTAGGATTTAAATACGAAGAAAGATCAAAACCTTTTGCAGGAGCTGCGGGTGTCACTCATCCTTTACTTGCAGAAGCAGTCACACAGTTTCAAGCACAAGCTTATAAAGAATTACTACCCCCAGGTGGTCCTGTAAGAACAGAGATTATGGGTGAGTCAACACTAGAGGTAGAACAACAATCAGAACGAGTCAAAGAATTTATGAACTATCAAATTACTTGCGAGATGCAAGAGTTTGATCCTGAGCTAGATCAGATGCTATTTCATTTACCTTTGGCAGGATCTGCATTTAAAAAAGTTTACTACGATGGCACTTTAGAAAGAGCAGTATCAAAGTTTGTACCCGCAGAAGATTTGGTTGTACCTTATTTTATTACAGATCTAGAATCCTGTAACAGAATCACACATGTTGTGAAAATGAAACACAACGACTTGAGAAAGAATCAAGTATCAGGTTTTTACAGAGATATAGAACTAAGAGCAGACAGAGTCAATCCATCAGATATCAAAGAAAAACAAGATGAGCTATCAGGCGTAGAACAAGTTTCTTTTGCAGAAGACGAGCATAATATTTTAGAGATGCACGTTGATTTAGATATACCTGGTTTCGAGGACATGGGTACTGATAATAAAAAAACAGGCATCATGTTACCTTACATTGTTACACTAGACGAAGACTCTGGTGAAATTCTATCTATCTATCGTAACTGGAATCAAGGAGATCCACTACGAAAAAAGAAAGAATACTTTACACACTTCAAGTTTTTACCTGGCCTGGGATTCTATGGCTTTGGTTTAATTCACATGCTCGGTGGTTTATCAAGAACCGCAACTGCAGCTCTACGTCAATTAGTGGATGCAGGAACTCTATCTAACTTACCTGCTGGTTTCAAAGCAAGAGGTCTAAGAATCAGAGATGATGACGAAGCAATCAATCCTGGCGAGTGGAGAGATGTGGATGCACCTGGCGGTAATCTACGTGAATCGCTCATGCCGTTACCTTACAAAGAACCTAGTGCAACTTTATTTAGTCTTTTAGGTTTTGTTGTAGACGCAGGTAGAAGATTTGCAGGTGTTGCAGATATGATGATGGGCGAAAATGCTGGCAGTCAGCAACAACCTGTTGGAACAACCATGGCTATCTTAGAACGTGGTATGAAAGTGATGTCTGCTATACACAAAAGATTACACTATGCACAAAAAACAGAATTTAAATTATTAGCGAAAGTATTCGCAGATTACTTACCTGTTAATTATCCCTACAAAATTGCAGGTGCAGAGCAAAGTATTAAACAATCTGACTTTGATGAGAGAGTAGATGTTATTCCAGTTTCCGATCCAAACATCTTCTCAATGGCACAAAGAGTTACTCTAGCACAATCTCAATTACAATTAGCACAATCTAATCCAGAAATGCATGATTTACGAGAAGCATACATGAGAATGTATTCAGCTCTGGGTGTGCAAAACATAGAAAAGTTATTACCACCACCAGCAGAACCACAAGCACAAGACCCTGCAATAGAAAATGCAGGAACTTTGAATGGTATGCCACCTATTCCGTTCCCTGAACAAGATCATTCTGCACACATTCGTGCCCATAGAGCATTCATGTCATCAGAATTAGTCAAGGCAAACCCTGCAACAATGACAATTTTACAAGCACATATATCAGAGCACGTAGGATTTATGGCTAGAATGATTGTTCAAGAAGAAATGGCACCTGAAATGGAACAAATCATGCAACAAAGTGGTGGACAATTAACTCCAGAACAACAACAAGAGCTAGCACAACGCACAGAAAGTGGTGTTGCTATAAAAATAGCTGAAATTACAGAACAAATGGTTGCTGAAGAGCAAGAAATGATGGATAATATTGGTAATGACCCTCTAGTTGACCTTAAACAGCAAGAAATTGACCTTAGAAAGGACGATTTAGAGCTAAAAGCACTAGCAATGGGCGAAAAACAGGCATTAGATGAGAAAAAACTGATGCAAACTGATAAATTAACACGTGAAAAGATAGAAAGCCAAGAAGACATAGCTCAATTACGTGCAAATGTGGCCTTAGATAAGGCAGATAAAGACAGAAACGTAAAAAAAAGGAGAGATAACTAAAATGGGTAAATTATGTCCAAGAGGAAAAGCTGCTGCCAAGCGGAAATTCGATGTCTATCCCTCAGCATATGCAAATATGTACGCTAGTGCCGTTTGCAGTGGTAAAGTTACACCAGGCGGTAAGAAAAACAAAAAAGCTAATGGTGGTATGATAGGAAATGGCAATAAATTATCGCAATCTAGAAAAAAAGTATCACATATGAACATTGGTGGTGTTGCTAGAGGCTGTGGTGCAGTAATGGAAAACAAAAGAAAAACAACAAGTTACGCATAATGGCAAAAAAAGGGCTTAGAGCATGGGTTGGTGAGAATTGGGTAGATATTGCCAACAAAAAATCTGACGGATCATATCCTAAGTGTGGTAGATCTGGTGGAGAGAAAAGAAAAAACTATCCTAAATGTGTACCTGCCGCAAAAGCCGCTGGTATGTCTAAATCAAAAAAAGCAACAGCAGTTAGAAGAAAACAAAAAGTAGAAGCTGGAGGAAGAAGAGCAGATAAAAAACCTAATATAGCTAAAACATTAGCATCAGGAGGACTCGCTGTACGTGGTTATGGCATGGCAAGAAGATAATGGCAAAAACACCAGCATGGCAACGCAAAGAAGGTAAAAGTAAATCAGGAGGACTGAATCAAAGAGGCGTTGACTCTTATAAAAAAGAAAATCCTGGATCTAAGTTAAGAACAGCAGTCACAACAAAACCATCAAAATTAAAAAAAGGTTCAAAAGCAGCTAACAGGCGTAAATCATTTTGTGCTAGAATGTCAGGTATGAAGAAAAAATTAACAAGTAAAAAAACAGCAAACGATCCCAATTCAAGAATTAATAAATCACTAAGAAAATGGAACTGCTAATGAAACCAGCTAAAGTTAGTGAATTAACTAAAAAGGTTCTACAGGAGGCTAGTAAAATAGCTAAAGAACACTCTGAGTCAGAAGAAGACACAATTTTTATTGCGAATGCGTTTTTAAATGCATCAAAAATACTATATACTCAAGCGCTAGGTGAAGAGATAGCAACTAGTCTTTTACTAGAAGTTATGAGACAAAGTTTCGGTGATGCCGAGCGTACTTTACATTAAGGAGACAAAGATGAAAAAAAATGGAAAATACCCTACTAAAGGCATGAATGCGTTGGCCTCAAAAAGACCTGACGTTGCTAAAAAGATAATGGGTTATCAAAAAGGCGGTATGTCTAAGAATAAAAAAATGATGGGTGGCGGAATGATGGGTTATTCTGCTGGAGGTAGTATTGAGGTTGTTAAAATGCCTCAAGAAGTAGCCACACCTAAACTAGGACAAACTCTTGAGATTCCTGTCAAGGGACATAAAAACTATAAAGGCACTGTCAAAATTTCGTAAGGAGGATAACATGAAACTATTAAAAGATGTTATTGGATGGCTAAAGGAATGGAATGATTGGAACATGAAGGACTGGATTAAAGCTGGTGTTTTGTGTGTAATCGTTTTAGCAGTTTTAGGCGCAATCTAAAATGTGGCAACTATTAGCTAAACCTTTGCTCGGAGTCGTAACTGACTCCGTCAAAGGATTCGTTGAGACTAAAAAAGCAAAAGCAGAATTAGCTGTTACTGAAATTAAAGCTGCGAAAGCTTTGAAAGAACAACAGATTGAGGGAAAAATTAGCTGGGAGGCTTCTGCTGTTGATCAGATGAAAGGGAGCTGGAAAGATGAGCTAATTTTAATATGCCTGTTGGTTCCAGCGGTGGCAGTCTTTATACCTGGATGGACACCACATATCAAAGCGGGCTTTGAAGCTTTACATTCACTACCTGATTATTATAAACACTTATTATACATTGCATGCTCAGCTAGCTTTGGTATTAAAGGTGCAAAAGGAGCAATGGGGTTAATTACAAAAAAGAAATAATGAATGGATCCAATAGAATTAATAGAAGAATTAAATAAAATACTAAAGAATAATAGAAAGTTAGTCCACGATGTTGTATTGACAGGTGGTGCTTCAGACTATAATAATTATATGTATCTGATGGGTAAATTAAAATCATTAGATAATGTAGAACAAGAATTTAAAGAGTTCTTGCAAAAAAGGAGAATACAAGTTGAGTAAACCAATACCAGACAAAGTTTTAAACTTTGGTCAAGTTTCAGAGGATCAAGTCGAAAAGATTGATCCTAATAATATTCCAGAAAAATTAACAGAGAGACTACCTAAACCGACAGGTTGGAGAATAGTAATTTTACCTTACAAAGGAACAGGTAAAACTAAAGGTGGAGTTTATCTATCAGATCAAACTGTTGAAATGCAATCAGTCAGCACTACATGTGGTTATGTGTTAAGTGTAGGACCTGATGCATATAAAGATTTAAACAAATTCCCGGAAGGTCCGTGGTGTAAAGAGAAAGACTGGGTTATCTTTGGAAGATACGCAGGATCCAGACTCAGTATTGAGGGTGGAGAAATACGTATTTTGAATGATGACGAAATTTTAGCAACAATCAAGAATCCAGAGGATATCTTGCATTTATATTAATAACATGGAGGAGCCATGCCAGAACAACAA